TCTTTAAGTAGTTGTGCGCGTGAAATAGCCATGATTTAGCTCCTTAGATGCCGACGGCGTTATTGTACGAATGGTAACCAAAGTTCAGCTTAACGATGAACTCAACATAGGCACCAGCCGAGTTAGCGGTGTCAGGCACCACATCGACGATTCGCAGTGGCAGGCTAGCAGTGGTTGCACCAGCAGCACTATAGATACCAACTTTAGAATCACCAGTAGTTGACGAACCTGTGTTCAACACGAGGCGGGCATTGCTACCAACCATTGTTTGACCCAGATAAGCAGGCAACAGACCAGAAGCAGCGCCGTCAGCCGTTACACCAGCAACATTAACTGCTTTATACAGTTGATCTGGATCGTCAGCAACGAAAGCCAGAATGTTGGTAGCGCCAGAAACGCCAGGCCAGTATTGCGAGAAAGTCAGTTGCTTGGTGCTTGGATTGATATACGAACAGCCCAAGAACACGCCAACAACACCAGCCAAAGGCGTAGCATCATCAGCAAGTGGGGAATTCTCAATCGTACCACCAGCCACCAAAGTAACAACGCCGCCATTATAGATAGCAGTGGTGTACGTAGCAGCAATAGGAAGTTGTCGGGTTGCGCCGGCAAAGACCTGACCACCAATCAGATTGACTGGTTTTAGCCCGTAAGGGGCCGAAATAATCGGATAAGCCATATATAGCTCCTAAAAAAGTTTATTTGCCTTTGCCAAACGAAGTAGTAGATTTACGTTCGTTAAACAATGGCATACGAGGATCACTTTGACGCATGAGATTATTGTCTACTGCCTCGATCTGGCCTTCAGCTTGTTTCGCATAATGCGAGTTACGCTGTTCTACAAACTCAATCGGGGTTTTGCAAAGCAATAATCCACCAATCTCGATGTTGTCTTTAAACCGACTTGTCGGATCAATTAACAGTTGAAATTGCGGTTGTTCTTCAATCCTAACTGGCTCCCAACCCTCTCGAAGTTTTGACGAAAGGTTACGCGGGTCAGCGTTATTTAAAGTTGAAGTACGAACCCATCTGTACGCGAAACCGGGCTGCTTATCTGGTTCAGGCAAAAGCTCGGCGGGTGCCCACTGCTTTGGGCGCTCTTGAACGGCACGCGTTTGTAATTCACGACTAACTTTGTTTTCAGCCATTGTTGGCCTCCATTTTCATAATTTCACGAGCGTATTGCTCATTTGTTAACCCAAGGCGTTTCGCAATATTAATTTGCGACTGCTTTAAAACAATCCGTTTGGAGGATGTGCTTCTATTAGCAGGAGCAACAATGCTTGATGGTTTTGAACGTTGTTTTTCAGGCTGTTCTTCTTGCCCTTCAAACGATTCAGGGAACCGTCGGCGCATCGTTTCATCTACGCGCTTGTAATATTCGTCGGTGGTGGCATAAGCCATACCGTGTTGTTTCACTAACTTTTCGTGAAGGCCAAGTGCAGATGCTGTCATCTCTTCATCCTCACCGAACCATGCATTTCGCTCTTGCCACGAAACTGCCTTTGGGTCAGGATGACTTACTTGCTTCTGTTGCAATTGATTATTTACACTAAAGTCCTCTTCTTGTAAAGGCTGTGGTCTATAATCTTTTACTTTTTGTAACTTGTAGTTGGCGTTAGACAACTTTTCCTGCGCAGCTAATAGCTGATCTGAATCACCCGTATCATACGCTTCCTTGTATTCTCTACGGGCTGCATCTAATTCTAGCTCAATTGACGTTTTGTATGTATTTACTAATGTTTCGTCAGTTGTATTTGCCTTGCGCTTAAGATTCTTATTTTCTTCAAGAATCTTTTGAGCAAAGTTAATTGCCTCTTGTTGTTCACGTAACGCACGCTCTTTCTCGCGCCGCTCATCGTGCCAAACCTTTTTCATTTGCGTTAATTTGACTTTGACCTTTTCGGAGTATTCCTCCATCTCGTCATTGTCTAATTCATCCACAATTTCTTTAGGCATTGGCTCGCGGCCACGATCTGCTGGTGGCGTATCGTCCTCTACCTCATAATCAAAATTGCTTTCCTTCTTTGCTGATTTTGTTTCTTTTTGTTCTACTTCATCAGGGAACTCAAATTCAGTTCGTTCCATATTATTTGTTGCCATTTGTATGCTCCTTGTGCATTGTTAAAACTTAAGCCCGAGAAATTCCACGCGGATCATCTACTGTTCCCTCAACCGTATCGTCATTAATCATACGAAACTCGCGGCCATGAATCTTCAAACGTGTGCCAGAGTTTGGTCGAGCTAGAATAAAATCACCCTCTTTACACCAAGGTCCCGTAGGAAATTTTTTCTCATCCTTATAGCAATCAGGTCCCATCTTAATTACAAAAAAGACAGTTGCTAATGCTTCTTCAAAACGTCGAGTTTCATCAGCTTTGATGAGTCCACTCTCGTACTTGTCTTCTGCTTCAGGGATGGTCACAAGAATGTGATAGCCCGTTGGATTTGGAAGTTGTTTTGCTTTTTCTTCTGCTGTTTGTGGCAGCGTAGAAATTTCACCGCTTTCTGTAGCGATGGCGATTTCACTCATCTGATTGCTCCATAAGTTTTGCTAAGTCGAGGATGTAACCTTCAGCTGTAGAGAGTCCTCGTATCTCCCCACAAAGTTTTTGATAATCTGCAAAATCTTTAGCCGCGCTTTGTGAGACAGCTAAAATTAATTGCTCTCGTCTTTCACGTATCTGTGAAAGTATTACTTCTAGTACTTTGTCCATCAGTCACCTTTTGTAAAATTTGGTTTTTGCCCAAATAGTTTTTCGCCCATCTGCATTCCCATTTGTATCCCTTGAGCTTCTTGATCTAACTCAAAACGCTCGCGGTCATCCTTCTGCTTACCAACATCAACACCAATCTTTGCTCCCTCGATCTCTTCTGTCGAAGCAATTTGGGCTGCGACAATACGTTCACGAGAAGCAATTTCTTCCTTCTTCAATTCAAGTTGCGCGGCTTTGATCGCGGCATCTGCTTGGGCTTTCTGATCTTTGGTATCAGCTTCCTTTGCCTTGATTTGAAGTTCTTGCATTTGCATCTGGATGATTGGATCTTGCTGTTGTTGCTGCGCCTGCTGTTGAGCAGCTTGTTGCTGGTTCTTCTGCGTTAGCTGTGTTGCAGCCTTAGCGACCAAACGAGAAACTTGCAACTCAACATCTTTAGGCATTTCTTCACCTGGCTCAGGCAGCGGAGCACCAAGTTCTTGCTCAATCTTTTGTCGATAGAGAAAGCCAAAGTGTTCAGCTACGTGTGCTTGCATAGACGCCGCCATCTGCTGTGCCATTGGGTTTTGACCAATCATTTGAGCAGTAGTTGGATCTTGCAAGAACGCCATATGCGCAGTGATATGCGCTTCTTGATCCTGATAGATGAATGCTTTGAGAGGCTTGCCGGAGAGCATAGCCATGTTCTCACTGATAGGATCTTTTGGCTTCTCATCGTCCTCAGTAGGAATGAGCTTGCCAATGTTTTTAATTCCAAGAACAGTCAACATTTGTCTATGAAGTTCCGGCAAATCATAAATCTGCGGAGCCTGCTGCGCCATCTGCATGACTGCTTGATACTGTACAACTTTCTGCGACATTGTTGCCGCATTCGGATCACTAACAGGAAGAATATCTACCTGATCATAATCAGACTGTTTGATCGCCCGCGTTCCATCTACCGGCTCATAAGAATAATCCGGCGGCGTACAATCACGAATAATGTCGCGCAATAAACGGAACTCTTGTTTCATCGAATAATGAATACGGGCTTGCACCGCAGACATTACTTTAAGAGTGCGCTCTAAAATTGCCAGCGTCGTACCAACTGGGGAGTTAGCCGACATGTCCGATACTTTCATATCGGCAGCAGAAGCAAAGCGACGGCCTTCTTCTACAATTTGATTCATCAACTGAGCTAGAACTTGGCTCGGTTCTTTGTACGGCAACGGCAGAATGTTATCGCGGATAGTTCCAGACGCAACATCAACATCGCGGAATTCACCTGGGCCGATAGGTGTGTCGTCACCCTTAACACGCATACCCTTTGTCTTCAAGCCGCCAGGCAAGTTAGACAACGTACCAGCATCAACCAACTGACGAAGAATTGATGTACCTGATTTAGCAAATGCGCCAATCAAATGGATCAAACCAAAGCAATAAAAACCAAAGCCAGGTACATATCCATAATGGACAAAATGGCTACGCTTCTGCTTAGTCTTATCCTCCGGCCGCCAATTACGTCTAATAGCCAAAATCTCTTGTGAAGATTTATCGATAGTTATAATGTATGGCAGAGCAATACCAGTTTCTTCGCCGTCTTTATCTCGATCTTCATAGCCAGGCAGATCTAAAAACACCTGCATTTCAATGAGTTTATAGCGATCATCACTGGTCGCACGGAAGCCCATCTTCTCTGCAATTTTTTTCTCTACATCGTCCAACGTATTAGTTGGCTCAGGCAATTCAATGTCGCGATAAAACCCAGCAATCTGAAGTCGCCGTAATTCATTTTCAGTTTTGCGCATCACATGAGATACGCGATCCGCTGTTTCTAGATTACTAGAACCATACGGCACAACTACATCTTCAGCCGGCACGAACAATGACACCTGCCTATTTAAAGACGGGTCAAAGTACACCTTCTTAAATGCATTGCCAGAAAGTCCCAAGCCCCACAACATACGCTCATGCTCTGGACGATACTCGGTCATCTTTTCAGTCAACTGATAATTCATGTCATCCTGCACACGAATCGCAGCATCTTTTTTCTCTGGCGTTTCTTTGCCAATAATCTGAGTCTTAACAGGACCCGCCGCTGGGAACGTTTCCATAATTGTCTCAGCTTGGAACTTAACCAAAGCCTCTGACAACAGCGGGTGATACACACCGCACGCACCTTCCCAAGGTTCTGAGCGCTCCTCAATCTTCATGCCCAACAATTCCAGACCGTCTACATAAGTCTGCATCCAATCTTTTCTGGAATTAATGTCGTCTTCAAAATCATCCAGTAGATCATTCGCCAAAGAAGATAGCTCGCTCTCATCCATCTCTTCGGCAAGATTACTTTCAAAGTCTTCGTCTGAAATTTCTTTGGGCTCAATCTCAATTTCAATATCGCCCATCTTCATTTTTACAGATTCTGGATCTTCAATCTCAATCTCAATGTCCGGCTCTGGCAAAACAGAACTCAAACCTACCGGCGCTTGATAAAGCGACTTATCCATATTGGTTGCCATAGTTGTCCTTAGTAGTACGATTTTTTACGACGGAAGCCTATCTCATCTTCTTGTTCGTCTGAATCTAAACGCAAGAATCCGCCTTGCCTAAATCTAATCAACGCCTGTGTAGCCGAGTCAGTTAAGTCATCGTGTTCAGCGTTCGGGAATCTAGCCATCTCTTCAATTAGCTCATCCGCCCATCTAGTCTCCGGTGCCCAAACTTTACCTGAGCGGAACAAGTCTGTCACTGAGTTAATACGTACAAACTTATCATTACCCCTGACCGGCGTATAGTCCGAAACCATTACCCCCATCGCCCGCAATTCAAATATCAACGGCGCGCCAGCAGCTTTGGCCTCAATAATACAAGCATCCGGTTCCCATTCATCATAAAACCGCTTGGCCGTATCCTTCAATTCAGGAAACTCCATCTTATTCTTATAGGCGTCTAATAGAATAATGTTTACATCGTTCTCATTTTCGTTCAAATGGAACACACCCCACGTAGTACACGCAGAATAGTCTGATCTTTGGTTCTTTGTAAACGCCGTATCCCAAGATTGGATGATAAATTCACACCGAGGCGGCCTCTCAGGCTCCCATCTCCTCCACCAATCCCGCTTTACTATCGCGCCTTCTTCGCCAGTAGGTGTTTGCTGGTACTGGGCGTTCCATTTATAGGGTGGAAGCTCCTCTTTTAGCGCACTCAGTTCCTCTAATGACCAAAATTCAGGCCATAAAGGCTTGCCAGAGGGCATAATCGCCGGTAATTCGATGACTTCCCACTCGGAATCCGAGTTTTTTAGAATTTTTCCCGTTAAATCCTTATCCGACCACCGCGTCATCACTATAATAATAGCGCCGCCAGGCTGTAATCGCTGTCGAGGACCAGATGTGTACCACTCATACACACTATCGAACACAGTTGGGTCAGCCTGCGCTAGCCTAGCCTCTTGCTCTGAGTGTGGATCGTCAATGATAAGTAAATCAGCGCCCTTACCGGTAACAGTACCGCCCACACCAATAGCAAAATAGTCGCCATTGTGGTTAGTAGACCAACGGCCAGCAGCCTTAGAGTCAGCCCGAAGAGCGACGCCTGGGAATATCTTCGCATATTGTTCGCTATCAACTAAATTCCTAACCTTACGTCCAAAGCCAACAGCAAGGTCCGCCGTGTTAGAAGCCTGAATAACTTTTTTATCTGGGAACTTCCCCAAATACCACGCCGGCAACATATTAGAAGCAAACTCAGACTTAGTATGCCGAGGAGCCATATTAATAATTAACCGCTTTAACTTCCCTTCAGCTATTTCCTCAAACTTCTTCGCCATAACAGCATGATGCCGCCCATGTATAAACCCAGGCCACATAGACTTTACAAACGGCATAAAGTTCTTTTGCGCCTTCTCCCTCTCAACAGCATCCTTATACTGGGACACCTGCTCCAATAACTTTTCCTGCTCGTTAATTGGAAGCTGCGCAATCATATCGGCGATTTCCATTACTCGTTCGGTCTCCAAGGACTATTCAACACTTCACGCATCTTCGCCGGAGACAGCTCCACATCAACCATATGCGGATAGATCTTCACAGCCTCAATATCCCGTATAGTCTCCATAGTCCTAATGGCCTCATCCAAGTTCGCCATAGTTCTAGTAACTTCCAATACCCGATCCATCGTCTGCAAAACAATATCCTGTCTCATCTTCCACTCTTTGTATTCTTTCATTTTTAATCCAGTTTTCTAAAGTTAATGTAAACAGGCCGCACACTCCGGCTCACCCCCTTCAACCTTTTCAAAACCCCCAGCCGGACCAGCCTATCTATAATCTCCTTCGTATTCCCAAGCCCCTTCTTATTCCTAGCAATAGAAATATCCCGTATAGACGGACCAAAGCTATACCGCTTCCACCACTCATCCACAATAATAAATACTTCCCTCTGCGTTGGCGTCATCTTCATCCCCAAACAAGCCTCTAACGTAAGCACCCTGCTACGCCTACTCATCACTCTATTAATCAATATTTCCATAATCAACTCTTAAGACTTTACTTTAACAAATATGACGGTCATACACTTACAATGTTTGTAGATTATCATTTATTTAACACACGGATTCTAAATTTTATATACCCCCCCACCCATGTTATTTTGAAAACATAGGGGGTGGTTCCCTATAAGTTAGTCCGAGGAGTTGTCGCTCCGGAAGGTATTCGATATCTGAGTGGATCGTTCGTGTGGATTAATATGTAGAGAATCCTGGCTCCGACTTTCCTCAGTTTGGGGTGGTCGGGGGTGGGTGGGTTCGTCAGAATCAGGCATCACATTTTCCATGTCATCCGGCTGAGTTGATGGTGCAAGCTCAGACAATAAATCGTCCGCATCAATATCGGTCACATCACCATTACTTCCCAGCATTAATGTTTTTAATTCCGCCAGTATTTTTTCCTTAATTGCCGCTGACCCGCTTGAATTAATAACTTCGCGCCGCTCGGTGAATGCTGCCACTTCCGTTACAGTGCCTAATACCTTGGCCGCTTGCACTCGCTGGGCATCTTTAGTATCTGGATTAATCAGTACCTGCGTTAGTGATTGGATTACTAGATTGCGAAGAGCTTCACTAGTTCGATATTTCGCTGCTTCATTTGCCAGCATATAAGCCTGTATTTCCCGCTGTATTCTCTCGTCCGCTTTTAATTCACTGGCTTTGTTGCCTTGGTGTTTTGGCTTTGCTTTTGTGTCATACGCTATCCGATAACTTTCAGCTCCCGTATTACCTAATGCCACAGCCTGTGCAAAGGCTTTTTGTTTTGCCGTTAAATCCGATTTACCTACTAATAGAATGTTTTCTATCGGCATCTCTTTAATAGCCTTCCTTGCTTGTGCTCTGCTTAGTGTTTTGGTCATTATGCCGTCCCGCTGCGCTAGTTAATTCCACCGAAATATACCAGAACAAAACCGGTATATGCAAATTCTATCAAAACCTGGCTTCCATAGCCTTATTCTATTGTCCCAAAATGTGACACCTGTTCGGTACACATGGAACAAATTGATACACATTACTGCGATGCAGCGACGGCAGAATGCGGGTTTTAGCCTTGGCACATTGCTTGCAATATGTAGCGCAGTAGTGATGCAATACAAAATTACAATCGACAACAAACAGAGGAAAAAATGAAAACATCAGATTACAGATTCGAGCAAACAGACTGCGGTTTCCGCTTATATGTGCGACGCGGCAATGCATTCGTGCATTTTGGGCATTTCACCACTAAAAACGACGCGCTGCGGATTTATGCCGATTACTTAAACCATCAAGCAAACTAAAGGAAAAAGAAAATGCAAATCACAGTAAGAATTAAAACCGTTTACGGCATCGAAACCGTTTACCCAATTTGCCCGAAAGCAAAAATTTTCGCAGCACTGGCAGGAACCAAAACCCTTACCGGCAATTCTCTAATGCATATAAAAAGTTTGGGTTACACGCTAGCAGTAGATCAACCCGAATTTACAATTTAATAAAGGAAAACCAAAATGCTAATTTTCAATTATCCCAGCAAAAAAGTATTAAAAGAGCAAACAGGCCAACCCTTACGCTATACGGAAACGTCTGTATTCGGTGAACAATATCGCCCCGATGGTTGGCTTACTGGTGCGAACCGTCCGCATATCACAGGCATTGGGCGTGAATTTTTTGCACAGGTTTTGATGGAAAACGGAAAGATTACAAAAGTTAAATAAACCAATAGGCCGGCTAGACCGGCCACTACTTGAGGAAAAATAAAATGCAAAACCCCTACAAACTACAGTTAAAAGCCGAAGGTTTACCCTACCGCACAATTTTGGGAGAGTCCTCCGCGAAGACAATCAAGGGCGAAAAAATCGGATATCTAACCGGTATTGTGTATTTAGTGCCAGATGCAAAATTATGCCCTTTCGCAATAATGGCAGGTTGTTTTGACCCTTGTTTAAAATCGGCAGGAAGAGGAGCATTCAATTCTGTGCAAAAAGCCCGAGCAGAAAAAACCGAATTTTTCAAAACCAATCAACGGGCATTCATGTTGTCACTTTGTGCAGATGTTTGGTCATTGGCACGTAAGGCCGACCGTCTCGCACTGATTCCACTAGTCCGACCAAATGGGACTAGCGATATACCTTTTGAAAATATTTTGATCGACGGAAAAACCATTTTCCAAATTTTCGCAAATGTGCAGTTTTACGATTACACAAAGCACCCATCGCGAAATTTAGATGGCAAAACCGCAGGAAATTACGATCTTACTTATTCATTCTCAGCAATCACGCCAAAACCGATCAGCATAAAAGGTTTAACTAATCCGGCAAATAAACGCACCGCCGTCGTTTTTTATAAGCGTTCAGAAATTCCAAATACATATAGGGGCTGGCAGGTAATAGACGGAGACGACACAGACGTGCGTCATATTGAACCGTCGCGCGTAGTAGTGGCACTATATGCAAAAGGAAAAGCAAAAAAAGAGGAAAACGGATTCGTGCAAATTTTAGGGAGAGACTATTAAAATGAAAATCACTGTAAACATTGGCGGTTCCGTCACACTGACACACGCCGGCCATGAAACGACATATTACTGCCCACCGGACGGCGGTTATATCCGCACCGATCCGGACAATCGGCAGGTATGCAACCGGCTGCAAATTATGGGCCCGACTCTCATTAGTCCATCACGCGATGCACTAGCGGACGTTATCCGCAGAGAATACCGCCGCGCATACGCTGCCGCCCGTCGTGAATTGAATAGTTATAGGTAAAACCTATCAAAACCTGGGAAATAATAGTGTTTTTATTTTAAACAAAACATTGTTTTTTAATGTGGAAAAGTAGCGAATTAAAAAAAGGAAAAAAATTATGCTGAACAATTACTACGAATTTACAATCGGCGCGCACTATGCGCCGGCAATCATCAATGAGGATTATTCGGGACTCGACGACATTGAAGCAGTCGAATTAGATAATTTTATGGACGAATATTACAGATTGCAGAATGCAACTTTTGACATCCCAGACATTGAATCGGAATTTTCCCGATGCGAAATCAGCAATTTAATGTCGGATTGCATCACTCTGAAAATCCATTTTACAGACGCGGAGGAGTCGATTTTTTAATGTGGAAAAGTAGCGAAAATTTTACGCAGTGGAATTTTTACGCGTTAGAATACAACAGGCATAATTTAAATTTTATATGAGGTGATGCAATGAGCTATGAAACCGAATTCCCTGATTTTGTTTTAGATGTGGATTTGCCGGCAGGGTTCCGTGATCTGAGCTGGCATAACAATGCGATGCCTTGTTGGAGTAGAGCGCTAGCAGATAAAACGGAATTAATGCTATGGATTGACTACGCCGACCCAGAGCACAGAGACAGCGCAAAAAACCCACGTTTTTTTCTGGCGCGTATGGATATGACATTTTCAGACACTTTTGAGAGTGTTTCAACAGATGATTATGCGGAAATTGAATCGCATATTGAAAGTTATTTCCCCTACACGTTTTACTCTCTTCATGAATTGGAGGAACAAGGTTTAGAGATTGCGAAGAATATTCCCAATGATGACCACGCCCGTAATTGGGATTGGACAAGCTTCAACGAAATCAACGACGAAATTTTCTCGAGAGGGGAAAAATAATGCGCGATGCAATGATTGTAATTTTACTGAAATTCTGCAAAGAAAACGACCTGCCGCTTGAATCGGCCGACGAACTAATACTACGCGAGCAAATTACGGATTTTCAATTTGGGTTTTTAATCTGCTATTGCAGAGTATGGGACGCAATGGAGGATTTGCAGAATGACTAAATTACAGATGCAATTATTGGACATTATTTCCGCCGATGGTGCGGAATGGAAGGACATTGTCACAGGCCTACGCAGCAATAAAATTAAGAACTGGAACAAGGTTCGCGACGAATTGCAGGGGTTGATTAATCTCGGAATGATCCACCGCTTGCCGGATATCCGGACGGAATTGTATGCGAGGCTGAAATGATGAGGGTATTGGTAGCCTGTGAATATAGCGGCACAGTGCGTGATGCATTCCTTGCGCGTGGACATTATGCAATGTCATGCGACCTACTGCCTTGTGACAGCCTTAATTCAGGCGATCACTATCAGGGAAATGTGGCCGACATTCTAGATCAAAACTGGGATTTGTTAATCGCCCATCCTCCCTGTACCTATCTGGCTAATTCAGGTGTTAGCTGGCTGCACAGGAAGCCGGACAGGTGGGCGCAATTAGATGATGGCGCGGCCTTTTTTAAGATGTTTTTAGATTCGCCAATCAAACGAAAATGTATCGAAAACCCCATCATGCATAAGTACGCAATCGAGCGCATCGGCGGCGTAAAACAAACCCAGATCGTGCAGCCGTGGATGTTCGGGCATATGGAACAAAAGGCTACCGGCCTATGGTTGACCGGTTTACCTGAATTACAGGCTACAAACAACGTCAGGGACGCAATGATGTTGCTACCAAAGCGGGAGCGGGAGCGTTTGCACTACCTGCCACCGAGCCCGAACCGGTGGAAATTACGCAGCACCACCTATGCTGGAATTGCAGCCGCTATGGCAGAACAGTGGGGATAAGTGTTACAGAAATCAAACTTTCACACTAGCCGGCTAACGTGCGCGTTACAGAAATCAAATTTCGATACAGAAATCAAACAGGGGAATAAAAATGAATCTAATCGCAACTTACCCTAACAAACAAGATGGAATTGAGGCGCGTGTATACCACGACGACAGAGGCTACAACGTTGAACTGGTGGACACTGATGCTGATGCCAGAGTTGTAATGTACCTGCGCCACAACACTTTGGCCGAAGCAGTGGTCAAAGCTAAACACCTGATTGGAGAATGAAAATGAAAACGATGCAGCAGATCATTGAATATGCACAGGCCGCAGCGTTTATGGATGTATTTAGTAACGTTGATGATGATGAATGGCCTGAAAATCCAATGGAATTACTGGAATCAGGGGACACATCAGATACCAGCGGGGAAGAAAAAATGTTTGCGTGGGAACCGTTCGAGCACTACGACGCGAACCAATTACTTGATCTGGTGAAATCAATCACAGCCGGATATATCGTGGCAATGCAATGGGCGAAAGAATAATGGACGATCTGGAATTGTGGAAAATATTAGCGATGGCACTAGCGGGGGCTTGTGTGGCCGCCATGCTATTTTTATTAATTATACTATCGGGGGCAGTATGAAATATGTGGTTAAAATAATTAGAGAAGTGGAATTTGAAGTATTAATTGATGCCCCATCACAGGCTGAAGTGGTTAAGATGGTACTTAAAACGGCGTATGATTATGATGACCGCGACTTAAAGGAAACGAAAATTGTCTCAATTAAACCGCAAGAAAATTTTCACCATACATTTAATTGAAGATGACGAAGGGTATCTTCGCATCGTATCGGATTGGTCAGGCCAAGGCGATCAGGTTCTCTCATTAGGAATTGAGATCTTGGAAAGCCTGGCCGACGTACAACCATACACTGAGGGAATGCTGGGATTTTCCCCAGCGACCCTATCAGATGCCCAACATTGATTGCGCTAGGCTTTGTGTTGATTTGAACAAGCCTACCCTTCTCCAATAATCATTGAAGTCCTCACCTACTGAATCGCTTATCCAGTACGGCCAACCAATCTGCTTTGCCACCCGCTGCCCTGTCCCACTTGCATCATTATCAGCAATAACAAACCCACCCGGAAGAGTGGCGGCCACCTTGATCATGTTCCCTGCACTAAAACAAACATGCAATGTATAGCGTTTCTTCAAAGCTTTTAAAGCAGCACGAACTGAAAGGCCGGTAGCGTAACCCTCAACAAGGATATGTATGCCGCCATTATCAAACGTAAATGATGCACCGCCTGTACGCTGGCCGTACAAAAACTTCTTGGTTCCATCCTCCTCGATAACCTGTACGCCGACAAGTGAACCGTTAATCCGCATAGGAATCAGCAAATACGGAATACCATCGCGCTTCCAGACATTACCCTGATCATCCGCAAACCCTTTGCTAGCAAGGTACTTATGGCGCATCAATCCGGAGGCGTTGAGCATAGCCACAGCCTTACGCATAGCATCCTTCTGCATCCGAGCAACATCCTCTTGAGCTTGCTTGGCTGCCCGTAACGCCATTGGCCTATCAATTACATGATCTGCATCAGGCTGCCAGACAGAAACTTCTGTGTCTGTGGCGTGGTTTTGTACGAGCCCATGCGTACCTAAATACTTAACAGCGCCATTTCTTTTTGTCGGATGATCCTCTGTTGGGTATCGCTTCCACATTCCTATAGGCGGGTACTCATGAATAATCACGCCATGCTGACGAGCAAATTGTATGAAGTCCATTATTTAAACATCCTCTTTGCGTAACTTAACCGGCGAACATAATTTTTTGTCTTCTTATCTACATAGCTAGCTACATCTATGGATGGTTCGACAACCGTATTATTCAGCCCGCGTGGATAAGCTCCGAACTTTTCTCTAAACGAATGAGCTGCCCATCCAGGTTTCTTGCCTGTATGCAGTACATACCACTGCAACATCGACCAGAATTCCTGCTTGTTTGCAGACGACATTGCGCCCTTCAGCTCCTGCAACGAGCCCGCTGTTTCCTGAACTATATTTAGTTTAACGCGAACAAATCCACAGCAAATGCAGGTATCTGAATTGGATGGCCAAAATGCTTTACAGGCTGGACACTTAGATGCCTCTTTTTCTTTTTCTGTTGGTTCTTTTTTTGTCTTCTCTTTACCGTCATCTAACTCTGATACACCTGAGTTGTAAACGTCATCCCAATCATTACGGAAACGCAAATAATTACCGCTGTGATCGAGCCAGAGTGCAAACTCTTTTCCCGGATGTGATCGCATCACACGCCCCATTTGCTGGATATGTGACGATAAGGATTTTGAGAATGGCCTAGCAGATATGCCAATCATTACGTCAGGAACATCAAATCCCTTGGTCAATATATCTGTAGCAATTAGACCAGTAATTTTAGTGTCAGGCTTAGAGAACTCTTCAATCACATCTCTCTTGTACTGGTCATCATCTTTATAGCTAATACAAATAAAATTGAATCCTTTTTCCTGAAAATTCTTAGCCAAATCTACGCCATGATCCACGCCAGCACTGAATACAATTGTCTTCCGTGGTTCACCAAATACCTCAAGTGTTTTCGTTACCCACTCAGCAACTACATCACCAGTAATTTTAATGCCACGAGATGTGGCCTCTGCCTGTGACCATTCGCCTGCCACTTTCTTTGCGCCGTCCATATTAATTTCTTTTGCGATGTACACGCGCAACGGAACTAGATTCCCATGACTAACCAACTGCTCAGTAGTAATGGTGGAAACTACATTAGAATAAATCTTACCCATACCTTTAGTAAATGGCGTGGCGGTTAGACCTATCACTTTGATATGAGGATTGTTTTTTACAAACTCTGTGGTTTTCGCTCTTTGAGTATGGCATTCATCGATGATAAGCAAATCCAAACCTGGAAATTCACCACGCTTTTCAATGGTCTGAGCGGAGCAAACCTGAATGTCCTCATCAGGACGATACCGCCAGTGACCTGCCTGCAATACACCATGAGCGATGCCGTATCTTTCTAAGCGGCTACTTGTTTGATCGCATAAGACAATTCGATCTAATAACATCGCTGCCTTACTGCCTTTTTTCTTGGCCGCTTCCAGCATGGCAATGGCAATTTCAGTCTTGCCACCGCCAGTACCTAAATATAAAACTTGTGAGTGATGCCCTGCTGCGAATCCCTCTCTGAGCTTTTGGATTGCAGCTATTTGATATTCCCGTAACTCTAACGCCATGATTTCCTTTCACTGCCGGCACACCCGCCGGCTTGGGTAACACGTTATTTGGCCTCAAACTTTTTGATTTTATTCATCAAGATTGTGATCTGTTTTTTTAATTGAGCATTCTCTGATTGGTATGTATTTCTAGAGTGAGTAATTGATTTCAAATCCAGCTCCAACAATCGAATGTTTGCACGCAGCTCAGTAATAGTTGATTGAGCCAGTGACTTTTCTTCTGGTGTGGCCTCCATCGCTGTAACCGCTAAACGGTCAGTAAGATTATGGTTTTCTGTTTCCAGTGTTACCACCGCGTCAATCAATAATTCATTCTGCTCGATCAGCTCTGCGTCTGCATCCGAAGTGGCTTTAACCGCATCAGTTTTCTTAGATTCCTTAGCAGGCTTACTATCTTCTGCTGGCTTACTATCTTTCTTATCATTATTAACTTCTAGTGCCGGTTTTGGGGCAGATAATTCTTTTTTTATTTTAGAAACCTGCGGTTGAGTACACCCACATTTTTTTGCAATTGCCAATTGCGTCATTGATTCCCACTCAAAATCATTCAATAGTCTTATTACATTTCTGCGTTTATCCGCATTAGTAAATGGCATACCATGATCTTTATTCGCCTCAAAAGAATAAAAAATAGCATCGCGCAAAGATCCATTTCTAACCTCGCAATCCATTCCTGGACTGCCTATTTTTTTATTAGCAAAGTACCGGTGGAATCCATCCGCTAAATAATATTCGCGGCCATCATAGTAAACAATTGCGGGATCAAACACTTCTCCCATTAACATTTTTTCCGCATACTCGCTGACTTTTCCAAGGTTAGTTTTTTCGCGGGATTGTGTATCGCAATCAATGCGAATTTTTTCTAAGCTAATTTGCATAGTAATTTTAACGCTCATAGTAATTCCACTTTTATAAGTTTGTGTGTATGGCTATCAAATGTAACAACCATGTTGGGCTCTTCACTTTCGAATGAAGTAAATTTACATTCGCCAATGTCCATACGAACATACTGCTTCAGCTCTTCTTTCTTGATCCGATACTCTATTCCTGAGTACCACTGTGGGTGCTTGATAACCATCCACTTATCTGGATCGCCCTTCTTAGAAATATTGAACTCTATCGCAGCGCCATCTGCCCATGCTTTGATTTCAGTAGCATATTTATGCATCATTTCCTCAACAGAACAAGAGACCGCATCTTAAACAAATCAGCACGCTTAACGCCTGCGCTGGGAACAACATAATGGGAATATTTTGTTGGGTGTAATTCCACTGGCTCATCAAAAAACACACGCGTCAACAACCGCCGATCTTCATCATCCTTGTAAAAGGACTTTGGATTTTGTAGCCTCAGTAAGCTAATCACATCATTGATCGCTTCAATCCGATCAGCCTTGGCCGAGCTTGCCGCCTTCATCAACAAGTTTTTTTCCATCTGTGTAAGCATTTTTTTCCTTTCCAAAAGAGCTTCCAGATTAAGTGACATTGAATTCCATGTCAACAGATAGATAAAAATATTTATATGTGTTGTATAAATAATCAGAAATTTTAGTCAATAGGTTCCCCAAGGGTGATAAGCCCAGCTCTTTCCTATCCGCAGGCTAGAGTGGTGTTATCTATTCCCAGCCCAATATACAAATTTACATACTTTGTATATCTAGCATCCCCATAAGGTAGCGATTCATTCAACGTAGAGTTTGTATCACCACTGGCCTCTACATCTATGATAGTCCCTCGCTAACAGGCTATCCAGCTCGCACGGGGGTGTACCGTGGCTGATGTATTCTAGACGGCAGCCCATGTAGGCTCACTAACTAACGCGGTCTGAGGCGGTCTCTGAAAAGCAAAAAACCCTTTAGGCTTGGCTCTCCGTGTATCAGGCACGTTTCCATTGAAGGAAGAGAACCAAAGCTAAAGGGCTTCGGTGATCGTCAATGCCTGATACAGAGACAACCAAAGTATAGAACACAAATAAATGTGTCTGCAAGCGGTATCTATGTAAAGCAACTGACAAAACTGACGAAACTAAAAAAAACCGGAGTCTCTTAGCAACTCCGGCAAACTCGGTATATTCACGAGCGAGGAAAACGGGGACAGGGTCACTACCGTGAAAGTTCAGACTATTGCAGTAGCCCCTGTTGCCGGCGTTACTCGCCACTAACCGGCTTGGCGTCGCTAAATATGGTGAGACAGAACCCACAAGCAACCTACACCAAGTAAAGTTTCCTATGAACGCTGTCTCTGAATAAAATTATACTCACATTTCGATTGTAGCTAAAGCTTCTTCTACATTATTCACAATAACCAATGTTCCACCACGCCAATCTTCAAAGAATTTAGCCTCTTCTACTGTTAGTTTTCTGGCGCTGGGCGGCTTATCACCATCCTTTACCTCCATTAAATAAGTCCGCTGCCGAAATCCAACCAGTAAGTCCGGTATCCCATTGCCCTGGCTAATGATCCGAACCGATGCCCCAGCCTTTCTGAGCGCATCTACTATGGCGTTTTGATTAGCATCAATCCTATTTGCGTATCTCATTTAAGTCCCATCGTTAGAAACAATGCAACAGTTAGTACCGGTTGCAACATAACACTTGACATCACAGTTGTGTTGTCCTAAGATTCAATTTCACACACCAAGGAGCAATCGTGAAACTTACCAACAACCACAATATACCTGCCACCTTTGTCAATGTAATCAAGCGCCCACAGTACTCACGCGGCGATGCAAACATCAGTGTTACCGAATTACTTTCATCACCAAGAATTGTCCAGCTACGCGCCAAACATGAGGCTGATACTGAGCAAGATGTATCAGATATGGTTTGGTCTTTATTCGGATCAGCCGTCCATAACATCTTAGAGCATGGCAAGGATAAGCATCATATCGTAGAGGAGCGGTTATTCACACAGTTTGATGGATGGCGCTTGTCTGGCGCAATTGATCTGCAAGAAGTTTATGAAGATGGCGTAATCGTTTCTGACTATAAAGTCACAGGCGCATGGTCAGTGATGCAGGAAAAAGAAGATTGGGTTACCCAATTAAATATGTATGCATGGCTAGTAGAGAAGTGCAAAGGGCTCAAGGTTAAGAAGCTACAGATCGTAGGCATTGTGCGTGATTGGCAGGCGCGTGACGCAGCTACAAGAGAGGGATACCCATCTTCCCCTATCGCTGTATTGGATATGCCCCTGTGGCCTTTTGAAGAGCGTGAAGCTTATGTTAAAACACGCATTCATTTACACAATGAAGCTTACTTTGCCAGCAAGATTGGCGAAGACTTTGCTGAATGTACTCCAGCAGAGATGTGGGAAAAGCCTACGGTTTATGCAGTAAGAAAGATTGGCGGCGTAAGAGCGAAAGGTTTATACGGGAATAAGGAAGATGCAGAAGAGGCATTGGCTGCCTTGAATATTAAAAAGTCAGACTATGAAATAGAAGTACGGGACGGCGAAAGAACACGTTGTGCTCGGTATTGCCAGGTAAGTAAATTTTGTACACAAAATCAAATGTATTTAAAAACTCATTCTATCGAGGATCAACAATGAAAAACATAGCAACAGCACTGGTTAAAGCGCAAAAGGAATTCGGCCCTGCGCTTAAGACCAGTACCAATCCACACTTCCGTAGCAAGTATGCTGATCTTGCCGCTTGCGTTGAAGCCGTTATCGATGGCCTTAACAACAATGGCATTTTCTTGATGCAGCTCACGGATGAGCATCCAGATGGCATTAAGATCCAGACAGTATTTATCCACGAGTCCGGTGAGCAAATGTCTTCTGGCTGGCTGTTTGTACCAGCAGCAAAGGCAGACCCACAGGGATTTGGTAGCGCCCTTACCTATGCTCGCCGTTATAGTTTGATGGCAGCCTGTGGCATCGCCCCAGAAGATGACGACGCAAACTCAGCAAGCAACATTAAGCCTGCTGTACCAGCCCCTAAGCCTGTGGCAAAGCCTGTTGTGCAGGAAGTAAAAGCACCGGCAGCACCAGTAGTTCAAGAAGCACCAGCAGCACCACCACCAAAAATGGATGGCAAGCTAGGTGAGTGGCAATTAAAAACATCTGCGCAACCAGATACCGATTTTGATTCATGGGTTTCTGTTGTTATGGATACCACTAAGTTTCTACTTGATACAACCAAATCCCCAGCGGATGTAATGGCTATCTTCAGAAACAACCGCGTTATTTATGACCGCATACAAGCGGATAAAAAAGATTCCTATGAAGAACTCATGGGCTTGTTTAAACAATATAAGGAAAAATTTAATGTCCAATAATAAATACCCTAATAGCGGCGCACTGTTTGATTCACAGAACCGTGTTAACCCAAACTCGCCAGATAAGAGCGGTGATATTTCTGTAGACAAGAACCATCTTCAAGCCTTGATGGATGAAACGCCTGAAGACTTTGTAAAGATTAAGTTGAGTGGCTGGATGAAGCAAAGTGCAAGAGGAGACTTTATTGCACTGAAGGTAAATACTTACAGGAAGCCTGAAGTAGCGCCACAAGCTATGCATACGCCTGAGCCACTGGATGATTCGGATATCCCGTTCTGATATGACATACAAGACCAGTAACTTTGAAGCAGTTAAGGTCGCCTTGAAACAGGATCGCACGGGGTATGTACTTACCCTGAGCATCCACCCTGACGAAGTTCCTGATGAAATTCTTAGGGACTTTGTTGGGTCCAGGTATCAAGCTGTATTAGTCCGGCTAACAGATGATGAAAAACCTATGGATCGTGAAGCGGAATTATCCCGTGACATGGTTCGGGCTGCTGGGATCTTATGCAGAGATACTGAGTTTCACCGATTCTTATTAGAGGCAGGCCAGGTATTTGAGGGAACAGAAGAAAGCTCAATTGATTGGCTTAAATCCGAACTCGGCGTGGAATCAAGATCAGATATACCTAAAAGCCAAATCGCAGTTAACAAACTTATTTCAATACGACAGGAGTTCACAGCATGGAAACAGGCAAACGCTTAATCCCTTATTCAGTTCATCTTACTGAGTCAGTTTACACAGCACTGAAATCAGCAGCAAAAGAACGTAAGGCATCAGCTCTAGTTCGCGATGCAATCACAATGATCATTGAAGGAAACACTGAATACAACAGTGGCTACAACAAAGGCGTTCGTGATTGTGTAAACGTTATCAATGAAGAAGCTGTAGCTACGGCCATTAAGTTTAACAATGTAACCATTGCTGACACTCTAATAAATCAGTTAGTTAATTTAGAGACTGCTTCAAAATGAGAGACATAGTCTACATAGTTGGCATAGTTGTCGGCGTTGTGCTGGCACTAAACGTAGGAAGGGCAGAGGGCATTAAAGTAGGTATTGCCTCTGTCCAGCCACCTATTGAAGTTAACCTTGAGAAGCAATGTGTGGCATGGTTTTTTAATGCTGATCTTAAGGCCGCCAAGAAGCATATGTGTGGAGGAAAGAAATGATTGTCCAAGCTCCAGAAATGAAAATGCTTGCAAAAAAACCTGATCAATTTAATAGGTGTACTTATATTCCGCATAAGCTATTTGATTTTTTAATTATGAATTGCGGTTTTAAAACTGATTCAAATTTAGCAGAAAAATTAAATACATCGCCGCCATGTATTAGCAGAATTAGACATGGCAAATACAAAATTGGACCTACTATGATCCTCGCTATTTATGATGCAACTGATTTAACAATTGAAGACATAAGAGAACTTTTAAAATGAGATCCGAACCTACTCGTGAATGGCAAGCTACGGTAGACCATACTAGAAATGAAGCGATGCGAACTATTAGGGATATCCGAAGCGGTGTTGTTAACGAAGAGGATATAGATAAGATGCAAAATTTTATTTTATTTGCCTTGGCTTTAATGTTAATGGAAGGAGATAAGAAATGGGCAAGGGCAAAATTAAACGCGGAAATTATGAGCTTTTTAATAGAGAAAAATTAGACCCAGAAGCAATGGCAATATTTAATTTATGCAAAGTATGTAACTTACCAAGAGAATCAGGGCCAACATATATTGATCACGGTAAGTGTGCTGAAATTTTAGCTGCATTAGAAAATAAAAGTGACATATCTAAAAAAAGACATACAAGCAAAGCAGTTGCCACTAAATATAAAAAAGGAAAATTGCCACCTTGGATGTATGACTAACTAAGGAAAATCATGCAAAGCCAAACACAAAGATTTGCTGAACAAATATACGGTAGGCCAGCAACAGAAGAAGACTTAGCATTTGCCAATCTAGTACGAGAAGCCGAGCGCCAAGCCTGTGCTGATTGTTGCGAACATGAAGTTCAGTACGGCTATAACAATGATATGCAGATAGGTGCATCTAACTGTGCCCTAGCTATTTATGGGAGGGACAAAGAATGAAAAAACTACTGCTTAGTTTATTGCTGGCTTGCGGATCTATTAATGCAGCTGAGTACTGGACAACCCCAACTGAACAGGGTGGAGAGATTGTTCTTCAGTTTGTTAAGGTGGACACTTGTGGTGATAATTTGTGGGCGATGTACGTAGTTAAATCAAATCAGGAAGTGGTCTATGGCTGCTGGACAATACTTGATAACCGTATCCATGTTCGCTACGACAACGGTGTACGTAGAGCTTACGATTTGTCAGGATGGACTAAGAAGGGAACGCCATGACACGAGATGAAATTATCCGCTTGGCAAAAGAAGCTGGAATATCTAAGCCTTGGGATCAAGAGCCTGTTAAGTGGGAAACACTTGAGCGCTTTACTAATTTAATCGTAGCGGCAGAGCGTGAGCGCAAAGCCTGGAATGCGGAATATTGGACTGAGTATGAGCAGGATGTAGCGGCAGCGGAGCGTGAACACTGCGCCAAGATGTTAGCCGAAGAAGGTTGGCTAATGGCAGCGACGTTAGTGAGGGTAAAGAAATGACACGAGATGACATTATCCGCTTGGCCCTTATGGGAGAGCGAAGCATGAAGCAACGAATCGAGTGGGCAGTAGACATGGAGCGCGAAGAATGTGCGAAGTTGTGTGAAGTTATTAGTGATGATGAATATTATCTTGGGCGGCAATACGCTGACATGCTACGCGCAAGGGGGCAGATATGACTGACAAAGAAGTAATGCAGATGGCGCTGGACATTATGGAGTCTGCAATTAAAGCTGGTGATTGGGTTGTTGACGGTGCTTGTGATCCTGATTTGGTTTTGAATGCACTACGCACAGCACTAGCGCAGCCTGAGAACGACTTTAATCCAGATTGGGACGCAATGGCAGTCATGGTTGAAGAGCAGCAGCGCATGGCAAAGCGGATTGAGGAACTCGAAGCTCGACTAGCGCAGCCAGAG